CGTCGTGGCCGCCAAACATGGCCATGGTGAACTTGTTAAACCCATGGTCTTCAAGGATTGAACTATAAGTACCGGTGAGCGCAGTGGCGGAAGTTCCGGCTGCCCTGGAACCAGAAACATATGTTGCAGTACCCTTCTTATTGTTGGAGTCCAAATTCTGTACAGCCAAATCATCCAAGGTAAATGCCGTCGAAATCTCAACATTAGAATTACTATCGGTCAAGTTATCCGGTAGCATTCTCAGAAGATCAGAGTTGCTGGAATCAAACCGGGTTGCACTTCCGGATCGACGCGAGTCGTATCCAAAGTAAGCCGCTCGGTCGTTCGACAACAAGGAGTCTTGCGAAGTTGTTCTCAAGGCCAATGCGGGGAAAATAAATGACCCGGTAAAAGCATTGTGTGCTAATCCGGCATAGAAATCACCAACAAGGTGAGCGACGGCACCTGTAGATGATGCACCGAACACTTTAGGCGCTGAAGATGAGAGCGCGCTGACCTGTCCAAAAGTTTTCGTCCATTGGGTGCCGATGACAGAGCCGGATGTAATTGTGAAAGCTTTAGGTCGATAAGGCCCATAGAATCCAAAAGGCAACAAGGCAGGATCTGTAGCGCCCAAGGCCACTTCATTGTCTACCTCAACTCTAACAAACTTAGAAATATTTGGATAATCTCCATAAGTCCTCACCCTTCTTTCTACACTGTCCCATGAAGAATAAGTATCTCCAATCTTCCTTGCAATATATCCAGGAGAGTTTGGATTTAAATTACAATTGTTATATTGTTCAATAATTTGTATCGCATTATCAGAATCGTATGCTCTACGAATTTGAACGTCAAACGTTCCATATGGATCTGTATCCGAATTTGCTGGAGCTTTGATATTGGTAATAGAAACCTTAAGATTCTTATTCTCCCACTCACCATCACCCAAGGCATGAATCTGGAAAAGCTTGGTGACATAAGTAGAATCTATTGGGTTGAAATTCTCATATGAAGAACCTCTCATATCTTGCGAAAATACCCAACCAGTCTTAGCTGCCTGAGAAGCTGACTTAAATTTAGAGAAATCAGTTCCACCGATGTCCAGCCCCAAGATCACGCCATGCACATCGCCGGCAGATGAACTGGTGAGAGTATCATTGATAGATCTAACAAACGTATGCCCTAGCCAATACTTTTCTTGATTGGCCGTTTCAGTTACAGCAGTATTAGTCAAAATAGGATTGGTATTAAAAGCCTTCCTAATGAAACCTTCTGAATCAGGGTCAAAGTTAAAGTTAATCACCTTACTTTGAGTTGAACCAGTCATGATAATTGCTTTAAAGCCGTAACTTCCAGCCGAAGACCGTAGTAAAGCAGCATTTGAAGCTGTGTGCATATTAGCAACAGCAGGGGAGTCGCTCTGTCGGATTGCACCCGAAAGAACGATGGCACCATTCCCTCCAGGAAAGTACCAAACTGCAGCCAACGTTCCAGTAAGCTGTGCCGTGGCTTGTTTCTCTGGGTCGTTCCTAGTTGTTACTTCAGCCTGCGAGCCAGAATCAATCAAGAACAAGCCATAAGCGCCGCCGCCATCGGCAGCCCGAGTGTAATTACCCCAACCAGCTTCACCGCCGGTAGACTTATTGGCATGCTCAGAACCCAGAAGACGAATAATCGTAGCTGTCTGACCATTTCTCAACCAGGCCTGGGCGGCATATGTGGCATACATGGGAGAAGTAAAGTTACCATCTCTCCAGACATCTCCTCCTCGTCCACCCGGTACTGGGTTTCCAAAGATTTCGATATATTCAGAAAATGAATTAACTGCAATAGGCCTCATATTGGGCCCACGCTCTGTACGGCCAATAATTACTGGACCGATTGCAGGAGTTGCAGCCGGAAGTTGTGAATTGTCAATCTCATTAACAAAAACTCCAGGTGATACAAACTTATATTTTGATACTGACATGCGCTAGTGTCTCCTTGTTGATAAATGGTATTTGTCTCTAATAAATAGTATAACGATGCTTCAAAAGAATTACTCTTTGTAAAATCCTCTTTTATCTATATGTCTTGGAATTTCGCCTACTATTACCTTTTCTCTGGGAAGTTTAACTTCCACAGCATTTTCACGGATAACAAATTTTGGCTGCTCCTGGTTCTTCCCTTCTCCTATTATATAGCCAAGGGTATTTATATCAATACTAGTCTCGTAACTTCTATGTTCTCCTCCCATAGAAGAAGCATTGTTTCCTTGTGAAAAACCAGACTGTATGAACGATTCAAATCTGTGACCATCGTGTTTGGCGGTGAAATAGTTGATTCCGCCAGTTCTCGTCATAAAAGGTTGAACCAGATCGTTCATTTGCTGCTGATATTCTGTTTTAATGGAAATTGAGTAAATTACGTCCAAATACACAGGCATTGGCATTGAGATCGTCTCATAAACAACTTTCTTTGTTGGTAAAGGACGACCAAATGAATCTTTCTTTGCAAAAGTTCTCTGATTTGGCCCAGTTCCGGATTCTTTCCTCCAGGAGTCGGCATTGGCAAAATTAGCTGTCTTGTCTTGCTTTATTCTCCTTGCAACTGTTATCGATCCCCCTTTCTCATCATTGACTGGAGGTATGTTTGCCCAAGCAGTCCCTTTTCTAGTGGGATTTTTAGTAACAGAGGTTCTTTCAATCGTTATCAAAGGAAGAATCAAAGTTCCATCCTGGTCTCTAAGATCTTTGTCTCTTTTTACTTGGAATGCTCGCTCTGCAGCGGACCAAATCACTGGAACTTTTTCAAAACCATCTTGCGTCGTGGTATGGAGATCCAAATCGTTATTTAACCAATTATAAATCGCATAATCAATGGTTTCCAGCGTTGAAGGCATGAATGGTATTTCTTTTGTTTTAGCTGGCATCAAATAGCCCCTTTCTCGCCCTAATACAGTTTGCTGTAATCTCCATTTTGTGGTCAACTTGGCCAAATATTTGTCTTGGTTCGTTTAAATTAACAATTTCATAATGAAACGACCCATAAAGAAGAAAATCACCTTCTCTGACAAACAGATCTTGGTCTTCAGTAAGCCTTCTTTTGTGAAAATGTACTGTTAAGCTCGATCTTCGGTCAACACCATAGTTTGTTGTTGTCGTATCATGTCCTTCCCAGTCAACTAGTGCATAAACCCTGATGGGAGGAAGGAAAGTTTTCTTTATTGCCTCGCCATAAAGAGAATGAAAATTGGTGTGTTCCAAACTTATCGGATAATAGAGTACTTGTTGGCCAATAACTCGCTCAATAAGCTCGTCATTAACTTGCTTTACAAGATCTCTCTCCTTTTTGCCTGTAAATAACGGTGGAGGAGGATTAGCTGGTTGTGACCATTTATTATCGGCCATGATTTATCACCCCACAAAGATTCCAGCAGGAATCGTCGCATTAACTTTGTTAACATTGTCAGTCATGATTGCTTCTTGCTCAGCCAGCTTGCTGTAAACCATCTCGTCAAACAATGCCTTCAATTCTTCTCTTAATTTGTCTTGTTCTGCTTGCCCTTGTGACAATAGAGCATCAGCATTTAAAGTAACTGATTCCCCTGGTATTGGGATAGCACCAAACTTCCCTCTAACCTGCCCCAACATTTCTTTTGTCAAAGCAAGAGCAAACCTTCTAATCCATTGTTTACCAATGGCATTGATATTTTTAAATGGAAGGTTCTCAAAGGGCAAAGTATTAACATTATTAATACCCTCTGTAGGATCTCGGTAATCTGTTGTAGAATCCCAAGGATCCACGTCCACAGTAAATTCAACCCACATCTTAGAAGGATGAGAAGTTGTGACATCCGGAAACAATCTCAATTTGTTGTTCTTTATTTCATAAGAAAAGTGAGATATTCTTGTATAAATACTGTCTTCAAACGTCATTGCCTGAAGCTTATTGTGCCAAGCCGGAATTATATCGAAACTTGCGTCGTCGGCAAACTGACCATACTGATGCAAGTTTCCAACAACGTTCAAACCACCATAATAACCAAAGAAACGCCACATAGCATGTGCAGTTTTGTAATAAACCTTTCTAATGGTTATTCTTCGATCCGTAACCTTATCAAAATAAGGATTATCCGAATCTGTCGCTGCAGAAGAGGAAATTATGTTTTGCAGGTCATAATCTTGTTGACCATTTACAGTATCAAAAGAAGCTGAATAAACTGCTTGTTGACCTCCAATACCGACTTCTGTAGAAGTGGCATCACCAACGCGCTTGGCATATCCAAATTTAACCTTGGGGAACCTAAGAGCAACGTTGCTCCCGGATAAAGTCTCGCCGGATACTAACTGCCCTTCGTGATCAAAGGAACCTGTAGTTCTTCCCAATAAGGAATCTAAAACATTCTTTGCTTGATGGGTGTTAACAAGGTAAGAATATTCCAATACCGCTTCTTCATAAGCAGCATAGACGTTTTGAGACTTCAATTCGATGTCTAGTACATCACCGCCAAGTTTCCTATAGGTATAAGATACTTGTTCTACTGCGCCGGATACAAAGTTAGCATCGTATAACGATCCATTTGTGGCATAATAGCCGAATGGAAGGTTTGCCGCAGTGACGTCGCCAAGCGTACCGGTGGCCGGTAATTTGACAACGCTCGTTTGACTTGAGGGTGTTAAAGTGGGGACCGCCATTAAAATATATCTCCTCGGATATAATTAGTTGTCGGCGGGGTAAAACTACTTATCTTTCTTTACCGTAGCTCTTTTGGATCGCTTCGTGGCTGTGCGCTTTGAAA